GAACAAATATCACAGAAAGTCTTTAGTATGAATAATGCTAATGACATTAAAACATATGTTACTGAATTTGTTAATAGTAAAAATATTGATGGTTGTGACAAACAATCTATAATTAAAAATATTAGTGAATGTAAAAATGTTACTATGGCGCATCGCTATATTTGTAATTCATTATTAAAATTTGAAGGTTTAAGTGTTAATAGTTATGGTAAAAAAGAAAAAGTAGAAATAGAATCTATTTAATTTGACACAAAAAGTCCCCATAATAGTCGCGTTCAATATACGCGACTTTTTTTTATAAAAAATAAATATGGCGTATTCTCAACGCGAACACAATTTTTTACCAAATGCAAAATATATACTCAAACACAAACAACAACCACATACCATTAAAATAATTATAAAAAACACACAAATTCCAAATTCTAAAATAACCCTTTTACATCCCACCTGCAATAATCTCAAAATCATCTCTCAACAAACTACTTCGAACTCAAAAATATATACTCAACCAACCACTACTAAATTCAAATAATATACACACTATACTACTTTACACCCAATAAATTCACCCACAAATTAGTAATAAAAGAACTAAACAACCAACCAACAGCAAAGAAAACACACACCGTTCGGAGTATTTGCGTAGTGCCTAACAAATGATTAATTGAAAAACTAAATTTAATAATATGCAGAAAAGTTTAATTGAAAGACTAAAGGCATTACGCAAATACTGTGTTATGTGCCGTTTTGATTACCAAATTCACTTGTTTGACTTGTGGCTGAATAAATATATGAGCATAGGAATAGCGTTGCTTACGTTTGATAATATGGAAACTGATAGAAGTTTATTTGGTGTGTTTTGGCAGCCACAAGACAGAAGATTATGGATAAGTGTATGTTTCATAAATTTCAGGTGGTATCTGTAAAATGGCACATAACATATATATTTATCATAGTAAATAAAGCTTCTTTGGAAGGGCAAAGACTTTCCATTAGCTTCAAATATTATATTAAATAAAAACAAATGCGTTACAAAAACAACATATTAGAAAAACTAAACAAATTTGAAATAACAATTTCAAAACTAGTAATACAAACAAACAGAAACGAATCCCAACACAATTTACTAGAAAGCCTTAACGAACTTAAGGAAGAAGTAGAAGAAATGAAAAGCATGATAAACAATGAACCAGACGACTTTGAACTACAATTTAGAAGATAAACCAGACGCCTGGGAACAATTATTAGCAGACACAACCGGGAGCCTAGACGACAAAGATACTAAAAAACCAATATTTAAATTTGACGACGAATGACCACACTACTATGGATACTAGCCATCCACTTTATTGAAATTGCCTGTATATCAATTTACATACTAATCAGAAAAAACAAAAAACTAAATGAATTTGTCAACACACAACAAACCCGAATAAACAATATAGAAGACATATTAATAACAGGAATGAAAAAAATTAATGAATTAGACAAAAAAGGCACATACAGATCAGATGATGAATTAGGTGAATTTTGGGAACAATTAAAAAACATCTATAAACAATTATTATAAAAAAGCCAACACAACATAAGATTTCCAAGCCACTCCCAACAGAGTGGCTTTCTTTTTGGTTCCAATTAAAATCTACATTACATTGAAAAAAAAACTTATATAATGAACTACTATGATACAAGTCTAAATGAATATTTAGACAAAGAATTAGAAACAAAACCCAAAAACAAAAAAAAAAGCCAACCACAAAAATATTTTACTAAAGAAACTGAAGAATCAATCATATTATATTTAAATTCAAATGATCAAAAATTTAGAAACAAAATATACAAAGACAAAATTGAAAACGCATTTTACAAATTAGCTGAAAACATTATACATACTTTCAAATTTTACTACACTGACCTAAACACAGTAGAAGAATTAAAACACGAAGTAGTCACCTTCTTACTAGAAAAACTACATAAATACAAACAAGAACGAGGTAAAGCTTACTCATACTTCGGAACAATAGCAAAACGCTACCTAATAATCTACAATCAAAAAGGATATAATAAATTACAAAACCAATCACCAATAGACGAAATTGACAATGAAAATATAATAATTTCTCAAAATTTAATAACATCAACCAATGATTTATTTGATGAAGTCCCATTTATAGATCTATTTATCAATTATTGTTATAAAAATCTATATAAACTATTCCCCAGAGAAAAAGATAACAAAACCGCTGACATTATATTAGAATTATTTAACAAACGCGAATCATTAGATATATTAGATAAGAAAGCATTATACATATACATCAGAGAAATGAGTGATATACCCACTACACAAATCACCAAAATCAAAACCAAACTTAAAGCAATATACATTAAATTATACAATGAATACTATGAATTTGGACACCTAATCAGTAAATAACATATTTATAAATATAATTAAACTAATACAATTAATAAACATAACAATATAAAATGAATCCATTTGAAAACACAAAATTATTTGATAACGTATCATTATCAGATATATTTAAAAAAATACACAAAAATAATAATAAAACTGATAAACAAATAGATGAACTAATCAATGATTTAAGACCACATATTAACTCAGCAGGTGAAATTGTTATGATAATGCCTATGATAAAAGAATTAATGGATGTTAATATTAAAAATAATGAACAATTAGTTAAAATTGCAGGTATAGCTCAACGAACTCTTAATACCACCAACAACACTGAATTGTTTGATTTAAATGAAGTTGAAGATTTGGTAAAACAACATGAATTAAATGCTGCTGAAGGAACTAAATTGCTCCAAAGTGGAGAACAAATTAAAATAGAAGCTGCAAAATGATTAAACTAACCCAACTATTAAACGAACTAGGCATCAACACTCCTCCAGGACGAGCATCCTTAACGCAGCTAAAGCGTTGGAAAGCAGAAATCCAAGCATCAGACGACAAAATGACCAAAATAAAACTAGCGCTCAAATGCGCTGAAGGCGTTATGTGGATATGGCGTGAAAAATACCCAAACGACAACCGCCCCCAAGCCGCACTTGACGCTGCTAAAGCATACATCAATAACCCAAGCGAAGAAAACAAGCAAAACTGCAAAAAGGCTGCTGATGCTGCTTATGATGCTTGGGATACTACTGCTGCTGATGATGCTTGGGATGCTTGGGATGCTGCTGCTACTGCTGCTTATGCTGCTACTTACGCTGCGGCTGCTGCTGCTAATGCTGATACTGTTTATGTTGTTTATACTAATGCTGCTGCTCACTATGCAATCAAAGCCTTAACTAACCATCAAAAAGAACGCCAACTAAACGAACTATGCACCACCAACCCTAACACATCTGCTAATAAATTATAAGATTATTATTAATATAATTTAGAAAAAGAACTTAAATCAAAATTCAATTAATGCAATATACAAGAACAGAAAACAATTTAACACCCAACCAACAATCCAACACATCAAACAACGGATTCATTATAGGAAGAGTTACTGACATAGATTATAAAACAGGTATTATTTCATATGAACATTATTCACCAACTGAAAACGTTTCTAAAATTGAAGATAATACTAACTTAACTAAAGCCAAACCATTAAATCCAAGTGATAAATACTACCCATATAAAGGTGAATTAGTCCTAATAATTCAAGCCCCATCTCCAAAATCATTTACTGAAGACACTTCACTATCTAATTATTACATAAGTATCATCAATATTTGGAATAACACAAACAACAATTCCCAATTCAATGAACAAGACATACCATTCGAACAATTCAATATTCCATTAATAAAACTATTCCCAGGTGATAAAATAATAAATGGTCGTTTTGGTAACCAAATTCGTTTTAGCAATACAGATACAAAACAAGATAATTTTTGGAAAGATGGTAAAAATGGTAAACCCATAATAATATTAGGCAATGTAAGTGGAAGTTTAGAAAATATTGAAAACGATAATTTAATAATATTATCTTCAAATCAAAAAATTCCTTTAAAAACTTTTACTTCCATTTCTAATAAAATTACGCAAACTATTTTACCAAAAAATTCTTCATTTAAATCTCAATTTTTAAATGCTGAAAGAATTGTTTTAAATACTCTTAAAGATGATATCTTACTATATTCAAATAAAAATACTGAATTATATTCTCAGGATAATATTACATTAAATAGTAAACGCATCTTATTAGATGCAGACAAAATATGTTTAGGTCAAAATGGTTCAAACGAACCAACTGAACCTGCTTTATTAGGAAATAAAACTGAAGACTTAATTAGAGACTTGCTTAAAAGTCTATCTTCATTTTCAAATAAATTATCTTCATCTGTTTCAACCCCAGTAGGAACACCTTTAGTAACAATAGTAGCTGCTTCTTCAGTATTAACAGGTGATCTTCAAAAAGCAGTTTCTAAATTAGAAAAAATCAAGTCAAAAGCAATATATTTAAAATGATTAAGCTAACCCAATTACTAAACGAACTAAGCATCAACATTCCACGCGCATCCATGGAGCAACTAAAGCGTTGGAAAGCAAAAATCAAAAAATCAGACGACAAAATGACCAAAATAAAATTAGCGCTTATATGCGCTGAAGGCGTTATGTGGATATGGCGTGAGAAATACCCAACCGACAACCGCCCCCAAGCCGCACTTGACGCTGTCAAAGCATACATCAAAGACCCAAGCGAAGAAAACGAGCAAAAATGCAGAGATGCTGCTAATAATGCTTGGAGTGCTGTTTTTAATGCTGCTACTGTTGCTACTAATGCTGCTGCTAATGCTGCTGCTTCTAATGCTGCTGCTGTTTATGCTTATGTTGATGATGCTGCTAATGCTGCTGGTTATGCAATCTATGCTTTAACCAACCATAATGATTTAGAGGGGCATAATGAAATAATTCAAGAAGAAAACCAACTAAACGAACTAGGCATCAATATTCCAGGACGCGCATCCATGGAGCAACTAGAGCGCTGGGAAGCAGAAATCCAAGTATCAAACGACGAAATGACCAGAATAAAACTAGCGCTCAAATGCGCTGAAGGCGTTATGTGGATATGGCGTGAGAAATACCCAAAAGACAACCGTCCCCAAGCCGCAATTAACGCTGTCAAAGCATACATCAAAGACCCAAGCGACGAAAATGCGCAAAACTGCGAAAAGGCTGCTAATGCTGCTTGGGAGGATGGTGATGCTGCTTATGTTGATGCTGCTTATGCTGCTACTAATGCTACTTATGCTGCTTATGCTACTGCTGCTTTTGCTGCTGATTATGCTGCTGATTATGCAATCGATGCTTTAACATACCACCAAAAAGAAAACCAACTAAACTAAATCCAACACTACCAAAACATGAATGAAATCAAAAGAATGCAACAATTAGCTGGAATAAACGAACTAGGCATTAACGCCCCTACTAACACATCTGCTAAGAAAGTAATTAATTTTGGGATGGTAATATTTTTTTTTTAAATCAAGATTATAGAGATATTAAAAAAATGAAAATTTAATAAGTTTAAACCATTATATGACTAAATTACAAGAAATAGCATTAGCAAAACAAGCTTTAAAAAATAAAAATTTTATCAGCCAAAGTAATAAAGACAAACAAAAAGCTAAAACCAAACGATTAAAAAGTTTAGGTAAGGATCCATCATTACTATTTTTACCCATAGCATCTGAATTAATGCTTCAAAAATTAATTGACATTGGAAATATATTTTCTAATTTAAATAATGAAATTGAACAACTTAATGATGATATAGATAATTTTAATAACAATCAAATTGGAAATAAACAAAGCTTAATTAATCGTAAAAATGCTTTATTAAATCAAATAAATTCAGCTGAAAATAAAATAAATTCAATAAACAAAATTCTAAAACAATTAAAAACTGTTATAACTATTTTTCAAACTATAACATTAACTTTAAAAGCTCTCCCATTACCAACACTAACACCGGGTGTTACTGTAGGTTTAATCAATACACTTAGCAGTTTATTAGAAAAAGCTAATAAAATTATTACCTCATTCAAATCTATAATCAGTTTAATAGAAACTGAATTAAATCAAATAAAAGTACACTTGGTAGAATTAAAATCTCAAATTAAATTGATTGAAGATAAAATTGAAGATAATATTATTAAACAGAATGAAAATATACTAAATTCAGAACAAAATGAAAATATACTAGATCAACAAGTACAAATTGGATTATCCCCATTAACTTACAATGGATTTAAATTTGCTATTAAAGAGGAAACAAAACCTGGGGCACCAACAGTAAATGGATTTAAACGTCACTATGCCGTAGCTATTGATACTAACAATGTTGAAGTACTCAAAACAGATGTATCTTTTACATTAAATACTCAAGTACTAATTGATCAACTCAAATTTATAATTGACAAAAATAATTTAAAACCTTAATATTTATATATAATGAAATCAGAAATATTCAAAAAACTAATAAAACAATGTATTAAAGAAGCAATACGTGAAGAATTACCCTTAGTATTAATGGAATACCAACAACGTTCAACATCTACTATAAATGAAAACACAAAACCTTTACTTCAAAATCAAGATACATATGAAGAAATTAGAGAAGTTCGTAGCAATATGAAAAACAAAATGTCTGAATTATTTGGCTTACCAGAACCACAACCATTAACAACTAATACTGGTGAGATGGAAGTAAATGGAAATCCATATTTATCATTTATAGCAGATTCAGCTAAAAATTTATCACCACAAGAATTAGCAGGTCTTAAAAATTATGATTAAAGAACAATTTAATTTAAAATATATATGGAATGGAACTATACATGATTTTTTTTTACTAGAACAAAAATGATATGCCAATAACACAAACATTTCAAGTTAACCCAAATACATTAAATCCAAATATTGGAGTTGGTATAGCTATTCCATTTAATATTCCATCAGCATTCAAAACAACATACAGTCACAAAGAACAAATTAAATATAATCTAATTAACTTATTATTAACTAATAAAGGTGAGCGAGTATTTAATCCAAATTTTGGGGCTGACCTTAGAAAACAACTATTCAATCAATTAAATGATGATAATTATGAAGATACAGTTGAAGATATTAAATTCTTGATTAAAGCATATTTTCCTGATATAATTATTAATAAAATAGAAATATCATCTAATCCTAATAACAATGTATTAACATTTTTACTTGATTATAGTATTAAATTAACAAAAGAAAATGATAACATTTCAATCAATTTTGAATAATAATTAAATCAAACCATTTAAATAATAATGAATAATATTAGAAACATAACTTATTTGAATCGTTCATTTGAAAGTTTTAGAGATTCATTACAAGATTATGCCAAAACATATTTCCCTAAATCATATAATGATTACTCAGAAGCATCAATAGGAATGATGTTTATAGAATTAGCATCATATATTGGTGACAATTTATCATTTTACTTAGATACTCAAATACAAGAAAACCAATTAACATATACTAAAGAACTAAGTAATATAATTAATATTGCATATACATTAGGTTACAGACCTAAAATGTCTTATGCTTCTAATACTGAACTAAGTGTATTTCAATTAGTACCCAATAAAACAATTTCTGGTTCATTATTGCCAGATTATGACTATGCTTTTAAAATTAACCCAAATGTATCAATAGCTAGCACTAACGGTGTTAATTTTATTACTACTGAAGCTATTGATTTTACAAATATTTACAATACAACTTCGAGTTACTATGATCCTAATTATTTTTTATTAGAAACTAAAACTAAAGCAATTTCAGCTGAAATAAAAACAGCAACTTTCACATTCACATCTCCAGTAAAATTTGATAGTATTAATATATCAGATTCTAATATACTCCAAATATTAGAAGTTACTGATAGTAATAACAACACATGGTATGAAGTTCCATATTTAGCTCAAAGTTTTGTTAATATCAATACACTAAACAATAATATTGATAGTGGTTCTGCTCCTTATATATTAAATTATTTACATACACCTCGTAGATTCGTTAGTAGATTTATTAATAATGAAACTTTACAATTACAATTTGGTTCAGGTACTTCAACATCATCAGATTCTATATTATTACCTAATCCTAATACAGCTCAATTAGGGATTAACCCCCATATTTTTAATCCTATTAATAACTATAATAAAGCAAACACATTTATAGCTCAAGAATATGGTTTAGCTCCATCAAATACTACTTTAACAGTATCTTATTTAGTAGGAGGAGGAGTTGCTTCAAATATAGCTTCAAACAATATAAATCAAAAATCATTTACTTTAAGTAGTTCAGATATTACATTTAATAATGTAATTAAAAATGTTAATGATCCCCTACAACAAAATATATTTGCTAATTTAATATTTAATAATAATGAACCTTCAACCGGAGGTCGTGATGCTGATACAATTGATGAAATAAGATTAAATACTTTAAATTCATTTTCATCTCAAAATAGAGTTGTTACTAAAGAAGATTATATTAATAGAACATTATCAATGCCTAGTGAATTAGGAGTTATTTCTAAATGTTATTTAGAAAATACAAATCAAGTATTATCTGATAATAGTATAAATTATAATGCAATTGATTTATATATATTAGGCTATGATTCAAATAAAAATTTAACCCAAGCTTCTACTACATTAAAACAAAATTTAGTAACATATCTTAATAATTATAGAATGGCTACTGATGCAATTAATATTAAAAATGCTTTTACAATTAATATAGGCGTTGAATTTGACATTATTTCAATTCCTCAAGTATCTAATAGACAAGCTATAAACAGTTGTATAAACGCGTTAAAAGAATATTTTTCAATCGATAAATGGAGTATTGGTCAACCTATAGTAATAGCAGATATATATTCACTATTACTTAAAGTAAGAGAAGTACAATCAGTACAAAA